TCTGACCCGCACGCCCTAAGAACACCGAAGGTGTTCAAGGGTTGAGGCCCATAGGGCCTCTGACCCCTCCTTCCTGTTCAACGGCAAGAAAATACTGCCGTTATGCCCACCGAAGGTGGGCATTTCCAAGGGAGGTTCGTACAAGGAACCGTAGGTTCCTGTATAAAATTGATTTCGTTTATTTGGTATTTTTGGTTCTCAAAAACATCAAATTCCTTGTGAAACGCCTTGTGAAACTCCTTGTGAAAAATCCTAGGTACATGACCGAACCGGTGCGTTTGGAACGTCGGGCCGTCGCCGAATATACTCGCAGTCTCAAACAATTCATTGTTACTTCGCGTTTCAATGACCGGACTTTGTGCGAGAACCAAACGTTTCGGCGACGACATCCAGATATTGGCTGTATTTATTGTGCGCCCACCATGATTTCCTCCGCGGTTCCGCTGGATTCACACATTTTCGTCTTGGAAATGAACAATGACACTAACCACATTGTAGGGGTCGGCATGGTCAAAAATCATCCTCGGATAAATGCCTTTGCGGTCTACGAAAACGGGAATTACAATCGTTACCAGTATATTGGGAAACTCCGTATTGATCGCACCGAAATGACGCCCGAAGAGGAAACCATCATGACGGCGTTTGACATTCTATGTTTTACCGGAAATAAACATCAAAAACGGGGTCATGGTCTCAAACTCTTTCCCTTGAATATGTTGTACCGCTGTTTAAAGATTTGCGATTTAGTCGGGTTTGTGCGCCAGATGTTTGTTCTGCGCTTTGGGCCGAATGCGCGTGAACAATGTCCCTCTGAGAAAATTGAAAATAACAAATCATACACGAAATTATTGACCTAATTAACCGAACTTTAATTATGACGGATCATGTTGGTACTGCGGCCGCTGCTACTACAGAAAACTGTACGCTATGTCTTTCCATGGTCGATGAACGCATTAAGCGGGAATTTATTTTTAAAAAGCTCTGTATTCTTAATGTCGGTTACATACATAAATTGACCGAAATTCCTTATAAATACCACCCCGGATATAAGCGCATTTTTATACGCATTCGGTGGAATACGGAACCCAGTACTCGGAATATACGCGACAGACTCTTTGCCGGTCAAACTGTCAAATTTGTCTATGATTTACCCTGGTTTTGGGTCATGTCCTTGGCTTCTTCGTGATAGTGCTGGATGGTTTTTGATCGTATTGCTACGCAATATGCTGCCATAATGGTGAACGGTGTAAATATTTCCTCAGTAGTATGGGGAAATATTTTTTTTTTGGACTGTCTCAAGAAAAATAAACACACTGTTTTATGATTTTTATTTCATATTTGCCCGTTATGGGGCAAACACGGTTCTACTGCTTCCAAAAGGGGGGTTTTATTTTTATTTGCTGTATTGAGACATATATACTTGGGTTACGCCTTTATATTGGTTCTCGTTATTATTTATTTATTTTTTTGTGGGCGGGTAGTAACGATGGCAACGGACACTGAGGCAGACGACGTTGATTGGATTGACAATGAACAGCGCATTCTCCATATTCAACAAAATCCTGTGCGGGAACCCCTGACATCGATTCGGGGTGTATTTCTCTTTATCAATCAACACCAATATATTGATAAAATTGTGGTGGAGAACATTGTTCGGGGGGATACTGACCCGGAAAAACACGAATTTCGCCTGCCCTTTTCTCGGGTTCTCCAGCTGGTACAAGCCAAAAAGTATGTGACGGCCAACACCAAATATATTTTCAAGGAGGTTTGTTTGTTTCACGTCGATTTAGACGCCGAACACGTCCAGGGTTTTGTCAATGAAGAGGAGACGGGGGGTGCTGATTCGGGGGTTGTTGATTCGCGATTTTTCCGGGTCTTGCCCTCTACCGAAGACATTGTAATTCCCCCGGCTATTTTTATTTTTCATACTGTGAGTGCCCTGTATTTCTATTTTACAGAAGTTCCCTTGAAACGGGCTTCCCTCCCGAAATCCATTTTGAGACCACCGGTCAATACCGGTACAAAGGGCTCGGATGCGCCGGCGATACCACATAATGTTACCAAAAAACGGGTTCGTTTGACGGTGTCTACGACCGGGGGGACGGGGCGGGTGCGGTCTACCCGTAAAAATGTGGGCCTCCTGATCGGATCTCGGCGCAGCACCCGTAAACATATTTCTGAAAAAACATAAATACTTGGCTACACTATATTCTTAGCGGGTGCTTGTTATTTATTTTTATTATTTGTTATTTGTTATCATGATTCCGCTGCCCGATCTTTTACGTATTATGGAGAACCGAGTTATCCAGATACGGGATTTTCGAGAATGCGGGGGGGATACTCCCTGGCTTAGAAAACAACACGTTATTGATTTATGTGCCACGTTTGAAGCGGCCCTTGTCCACGAGATTAATGCCTGGATTCCGGGGACACCCATTGATGGTACTAATGACCTGGCCGATTTTATTCTTCGGGTACGCGATGTACACGGGGTGTTTGGTGAACGGGATGTTGCCTACGCCTTGCTCTGGTCTTGGCATCGGTATTTTCCCGAGTGGGCTTTGCGCATGTTTCGACGCTTTGTGGGCGGGGTGGGGTGCTGGTCCGATGTGAAATACATGTGCGCTTATTTGAGGGATGATTGCTCTGATACGGAGAGGGCGGAATCCTTTCGCGACGACATTCTCGATGTCATGTTGGCGCAATTACGTCAGGATCTCGTGGTATGGGAACACACCATGGATGCCTATTTCGAGAACCGACGTCAATTCTTTGGTATTGGCGAAAAATACGAGGGGGAGCGGGAGAACGGTAACTGGAAACGCCCCCGAGACCCTCTCATGAAACGACCTTATGCCCGCAAATATATCTCCTTGGCCGCCAAGTGGTGTCCACGAGAAAATTCCAAATTTGGCTGGGTCTTTGCGCTGTTAGTCGAGCGATATGCGGGTTTTCCTAGTGACCCAAAGGGTTTTCCTAGTGACCCAAAGGGTTTTCCTAGTGACCCAAAAGCAAAAGCGCGTCTCTTTCGTCAGACCGTCTCGCGACTTTCGCGCGAAATTTTACATGAACCGTAAGTAAAGGTGTAATAAAAAAACATAATAAATAGTTGGGTTGTACCATTTATTATATTTTGTGTGAGGATATGGTCGCATCCAAACAGGAATTTCATTTCAATTCCAACAATACGTTCTGTATTTCACTGGCCGCGGCGCCCGATCGGTGGGCACGCATGTGTCTGCGCTTTCAGCAACTGGATTTGGATGTGTTTCGATGGGCGGCGTCGACTCCCGATACGCTCACGGAACGGTTTGCGGGTTACATGAATCCGGGTCAGAGGGCGTGTGCGCAGTCGCATTTTCTCATTTGGAAACACATGGTTGCGCATAACCTCCCATATGCGTTCATTTTGGAAGACGATGCCATGTTTGACCGCGATTGGCGCAACCGGTTGCGTCAGCTCGACCTGGTCGAGGGGGAATGGGACGCGGTTTTTTTGAATGTTTCCGAGGCGATTGACCCGCCCCACCAATGGGCTTTGGCGAATGATCAATATTTGACGGGGGGCTACGTGCTTTCTTTGGCGGGGGCCAGACTGCTACTCGATATGTTTTCGGGGGAACTCTGGGGGGCCGACTGGATGACCACGCGCTTACAGACACGGGGGCGGTCTTGGTCCTTTTTTCCCTGGCTCATTGTCCAAGAGGGTCTTGAGTCCACCATCGGGAGCGGGGTCGAAGCAGACCATGCTAAAGTGGTGCGTTTGCTCGACAATCTTGGCTACAGTTTAACAGACAATTATTTGTGATTATTTTGTGGGGGACGGTGATGATGGTGACGGTGACAGCGTGTCGTATGGCAATACCTTTTTTATTATATGTTGGATCGTTAAATATGTAATAAACAAAATCACCATGAAGGATATCAGGTTGGAGAAGAACCGGGGCAAATCTAATTTGTTTACCGGTTCAAACACCTTTGACACGAATTTGCTATTGACGTAATTTTGGACGAAGATGAAATATATTCCCGGTAACAAGAGATCCCCTACAAATGATTGGATCATGTCCTTGGCCGAATAAGCTACCAAGACGCCTGCCGTCGTCGATAATATGCTGTTCTCGTAGATGAATTTTTCAAACGATACCCGATCGTATCCGAATATTTCCCACATGGACGGTTTCGTTCTTCTATACTATTCTACCATATATTTTTGGGTGGCTCTCTGTACCAAGTTCCAAAATATCTCATTATTCTATAATTAATACTATGCCGGTTGAAACAATTGATACTATTGATGATAACGGAAAAATCTATGATAAAATTTCTAGTTTAGGTCAAGATAATTTGTTAATCAATACAAAGATCGTTCATCGCACATTTAAAGAACAGCCAAACCTGGGCGACGGAAATTGTCTGTTTTATTCCATCGCACACTCCACATTTCTACCCAATCTTCTGGATGAGAAAAATAAAAGGCTCATTGATAAAGCCAAGCAATTCCGGAAGGAGGTGTGTGATATTTACACGGAAATTCACGAAAAAATCGAGGCGACTGATGACAAAAAACATAACTGGATAAAGGCTATCCGACACGCGTTTGATACAATTCGTAAAATAGATAATGAGGAATTTCGTGAAAATAGGCTCTTGATACAAGGTATCCGAGACGCCTTAATTACATTTCATCAGACGCGCGACGAGCAAGATAAAAACCATGACAGCAAAATATGTCGTGATAAAGAATATGCTCAACTCTCGGAAATTTTGATACTGGCGCTGTTACACAAATACAAAATTGTTTTGTTTTTACTCACTGGAGAGCATTACCTCGTAAGCGTGTATTCACATAAAGATCCCGAACAGACCATTTATTTGAAATACAATGGTCGTGATCACTATGAATCTTTGTACCCGGCTATGGAAGATACTATTGATGTTAGACCTCCTTCTGAGACTTTGCCTTTACCTTCCCAATCTTTGCCCAAATCTTTGTCCCGGTTCTCACGCATGGAATCGGCCGTTCGGGCGTCTCTTTCCAAAATGCCCCAAATGCCCCAAATGCCCCAAATGTCCAAATTTTTCACGGCGAAACGACCACAGGGGGGGTCACGCCGCGCCAATAAAAACCGGAAAACGAAACGTCTCAAAAACAAAAAACGGTCAAGACGCGTATATTTTCCTACAAAAAATTGATTCTTTTTGATCAACATTGAGAACATCTACAACCCACCAAGGATAAGAACGCCTACACCAAACACGCTACACAATGTCTCCCACCGTTTTCCAACGTCGTAACTCGACCAGCTCTGCGCTCAACAAGTCTCAACAGGTCAAGCCCTTTTGTAAGATTTGCTTTGACACGGGTAAGCCGGAAAGCGTGTGTAACAGTCACTTTGTCCGGGAGACGCGCGACCCACACAGCCGCATTACCTGCCCCACTCTGTTGGCGATGGAGTGTCGCTACTGTTTCACGCTTGGCCACATGGTTTCCCAGTGCCCCAAGCTCAAGCGCGCACAATCTGGTAAGGATCTGCGCAATACGCCGATGAAGCCGCAGAAGTGCTGCGATGACAAGGCCTCTGTCTCTTCCAACGGATATTCCATGCTTTCCTCTTCCGAGGATGAGGATGAGGATGAGGATGAAGATGAGGATGAGGATGAAGATGAAGATGAGGATGAGGATGAGGATGAGGATGAGGATGGTAGCGTGTTTCCCCATTTGGCGGAGGAGGGATCTTCGGTCAACGAGGTTTCCAACAAGACGTATGCGGCGGCGCTCTTGGCGATGCTGAAGGCGCCACGCGCGCCAATCGAAAGCGAGCCAAGTCCCGCGGTAGATTTGCGCAAGCTCTTTGCTCGTCACCGCAAATTCAGTGTTCCGGGATCGTGGGCCACGAATGATGACAGCGATACTGACGAAGATTAGGTCAAGGAACGGGTCAAGGTAACGTTTTGAATGTTTAACGGTGTAAATAGTAGTTGTTGTTAGTTTTTGATGCTTTCACGTAATATATAACCATCTTTTTTGTTTTTTTACTGTAAATACACAGATGCTTGTGAAACCTCTTGTTTTGGTCGCGGCGGTTTCGCCTTTGTTGCGCGCGTCGGCGCTGGCGGTGCCCATGAGAGGGCATAAATCCATGGGGCGGCACATTGACTCGTTACACAGCAGCCGGGGCATGGTCCCCAAATATTCCCCCAAATCGGAGAACCAAAAAAAATATGTTCGCGCGGTCGAAGATCTCCACACGCCGTTGGTGTTTGCTTTAGGACCTGCCGGAACCGGGAAGACCCTGTTTGCGTGTTTACATGCCATTCAGGGCTTACGCACGGGGCTCTACGACCGCATTGTCCTTACCCGGCCCGCCGTCACAGTGGAAGAAGATCTGGGCTTTTTACCCGGCAACATCAAAAGCAAAATGGATCCCTGGACCCGACCTATTTTTGATATTTTTTTGGAATATTATACCCAAAAAGATATTGATGCGATGGTGAACGCCGGGTTGATTGAAATTGCGCCTCTGGCCTTTATGCGAGGCAGAACCTTTAAGCGTTGTTTTATTTTAGCCGACGAAATGCAGAACAGTAGCCCCACACAATTGTTGATGGCGACTACACGCATTGGTTGTGGTTCCAAAATGGTGGTCAATGGGGATTTGAATCAGAGCGATCGGGGGGTGGACAATGGTCTTGCGGTGATGGTTAGCAAGATTCGGTCCACCCTTTCCGAGGCGGACGGGAAGTATCCGGGCATTGCGCTATGCGACATGGATCCGCAGGATATTGAACGAAGCGCCATTGTTTCTGCCATCTTGCGGATCATGAATACGCCGGCTCCTCCTAAGAATAAAACCATAGAGAATGGTGGCTTCCCTTCGAAAAGCGAAAGCGAAAGGAAAAACGAAAGCGATGCGGCGCTCATTCCTTACAAGGATTTATGTCGGGTCGGAAACGATTGGTAAACCCTTTACGGGAACCCTTTACGGGAACCCTGCGGGTTCCCTCAGAACGGCTTCGCCGTTCTAGGTTGAGGTCCGAAGGACCTCTGACCCGTACGCCCCTCCGCTAGGAAATGCCCACCTTCGGTCATAGACCCCGTTGGGGTCTCAACCTTGAGCACCGAAGGCGCTCTTAGGCGGGCATAACGGCAGTATTTTCTTGCCGCTGAACAGGAAGGAGGGGTCAGAGGCCCTATGGGCCTCAACCTTGAACACCGAAGGTGTTCTGAGGGGGACCTTGGTCCCCCGCAAAAATATGTAAGAAACTAGCATAAAGACTTCGTCACATTATACATAGTATACAAAATTTCATTGTTTCGCATGTTAACGTATTACAAGTTGTTACAGTTACATGCGAAGGCTCCCACCATAATTTTGCCATCGGAATCTTTTACCTTTTGGAAGGATGTACAACATAATTCTCTCAGAACACCTTCGGTGGTTCAAGGTTGCGAGCTTTGCTCTGACCCGGAGGATATTCATCCCAGCATTATGTTTCATGTTTATTACATCATTTCGGGGCTCTTTATTTTTCAACAAAAGGAGAACAATGACGCCATGGGGAAGCGATATAAGCGTACCCATAAAGCCAAGACCGAGCAGCTGGAACGCTGGGTACGACACAAGTATCAGGTTGCCTTAACTACTATATTAAGCAATTTATTCCTATCGCAAGATACCAAGGATGCCATTGTCGACATTTTCCATAAAACGCAGCGCACTTATTTTGCGCTCAAAAAATTCATCCAGATTTTCCGATTTAAAACTGCCAAAACGAAAATTGACACCGATCTCTGTCTCAATCCCATTGACCCCTCACACAAAAATACCTTTGTAGTTATTCAATCGGGGGGCAAATATTTGTTTACCATCTCCGATGTATTGAACTTGACCATGACTGCCCTCATGAATTCACACGACTTTTTTGCCGAGCCCCGTTTCCCCAAAAATCCTTATACCAATGTGGCGTTTACCAAGACGGACATGTACAATATTTATTTTCGGGTGGTGGAGACGCGGTTCATCACCCCGCCGCTATTTACCGAGTGTTTTCTCAACCATTTTGAATTGGAGAATTTCCTCATTGATAATGAGGCCAAATTGCGCCATATCTCCATTAGAAATTATGTTATGCATAGTCCTCACACCATACTCTATGCGGAAATTAAGTATATGATCCGTTCTTATTTCAAGGGTACGCGGGTCGTTGAGTACCGTACGCGGGTAACACGTAATCACCGGATTGTCCGGCGTTCTGTACCCATTGCCATTGATATTCACCCGGAATTCCCGCGCGACGTCTTGGTTAACGTTATGCGGCCCTATTTGTATTTGTTTTTACTTGTACAGGACCACATTCAGGGCACGGAAAAGCGGACGATTGCGCGGGCCCTTCTCAAACTTCGCGCGCACCAGTTTTTGAAATTCAATCACAATTTTGGTAGAAAAATTCTCTCTCCCGAGCCATTCGGTGGTGAAAACCCTTTTGTCGCGAATCCGGTCCCGCGGTCCTTGGTTGCTTCCTTTAACGATAAACACGAAACTTTTACGGTACAACAGGCCGAAGAGTTGTTTACTACCCGGGTCTTGATGCTGCGTCCGGAGGACGATGGTATTACTATTGTCGAGGGGGAGCCGGACGATTCTGAGGATGACATTCTTAGAAATGATACGGAAACGATTCTACAGGCTCCTCGTGTTGTGTCTAGGCGGGTTACGGGGGCGGAAACTACAATGTCTCTGGTGGAGACGGATTCTGCGGGGGTAGCGCAGTCGTCCTTTATTTCGAATACCAGTACTGCGCTCTTATCCTGGAATACGGGGGTCGCGATGCACGGAAATGAACCTGGTGCGAATTTGAACGATAATGGTCACATTGGTTTGGCGGTTTTTTACAATGATTGGGGGTATATCCCGCCTTTTGTTGACCCGGACGATTCTATTGTGGTCGACGGATCTACAGATACTCAAACGGATAACGATGCGAATGCGGAGTTGTGGGGTATCATGCTACTTATGGATGCGTCTTCCATTCTGACCGGCGAGCAAAGCTCGCAACCTTGAACGGCGAAGTCGTTCTGAGCGAGGTTCGTACAAAGAACCGTAGGTTCCTGTAAAGGGAGGTTCGTACAAAGAACCGTAGGTTCCTGTAAAGGGAGGTTCGTACAAAGAACCGTAGGTTCCTGTAAAAATTGATTTTGCTGGCGGGGGAATTATTTTACTTTCATATTATAAACTATACAATAACGTCATATGCCGCCTTCCTTCGCGTCCCTATTTAAAAGTTTGGTCCCCATTATGGTGGGTTATCCTTTGACGGGGGGAGATGGCTTTTTGATTCCCGAGAATCCTCTTCGTAAAATCGTGTTGGGAAAGGCCATGGTCTCTTCCATTGCCGAGAAATTTGAGTTGGACGTCTTTGATACTTCCGCGATTATTCACCAAATTTCCTATAATCACGACCAGGTCACCTTGGGGGTCTATATTGCGACTGCCGTGGCGTTTTATACTTACCGCAATTCTGTGATTAATTATAAAAATACCGAAGAAAAATTACAGTATATTGACTATTATGTTCGCTATAAAAAAATTGTGAAACAGGTTCTTTTTGTCTTGTTCTTTCTGCTTGCCAAAGATGTCAATACTGTCCTCTAATACAGGAACCTTTACAGGAACCTACGGTTCCCTAAGTGCGGCGCAGCCGCACAAGGTTGAGGTCCTTCGGATTAGCGAGCAAAGCTCGCAATCTTGAACCACCGTAGGTGGTTCTGAGACCTCTGACCCGTACGCCCTAAGAACACCGAAGGTGTTCAAGGGTTGAGGCCCATAGGGCCTCTGACCCCTCCCTTGTACGAACCTCCTCAGACCCCCCTTTGGGGGGTCAAGGTTGCGAGCTTTGCTCGCTGACCGCTAGGATATGCCCACCTTCGGTGGGCATAACGGCAGTATTTTCTTGCCGTTGAACAGGAAGGAGGGGTCAGAGGCCCTATGGGCCTCAACCCTTGAACACCTTCGGTGTTCTTAGGGCGTGCGGGTCAGA